ATAGTCTCTTTCCAATATCATATCTATATAATGCTTTGCTTTTTCTAGATCTTGTCGTTCTCCTTTATATGCATGTCTGCAGATGTATTTTATAGCATTCCCTTCTGCAAAAAGCAATTTGTTCTTATTTATAAACTCACTTGGCTGCACCACCATATTTCGATAATGGCTTCCTCCAATTTGTTTACTGTACACTTTCGATGTCATATCCTTTATCCTCCTTTTTTGCTGCTAATATATATAAGTTTTGTTTGGTACGTGTAACACCTACATACCAAATTCGATTTTCTTCATCTTCTTTATCAGGACTTTTTTCTATAGCTTCTCTGATAGTTTTTGTATTATCTAAAATAAGTAATACATTATCCGCTTCACCTCCTTTAGCTGCGTGAATTGTTGATAATTTAACTCTTGCTTCTTTAGATAATTCTTCTCCTGCTTGTAACATATCTCTAATGTAAAGACTGTCTTCAGGTTCTGTTTCAAAAACTTCAAACCATCTTTGAGTATGGCTGTAACCAAATTCTTTTAAATCATAAAGTCTTTCTTCTGTTTTAGGAAATTCTTTCCCTAAAAATTCAAATAGATCTTTGCATTCTGAAATAGATAATAGAGATCCTTTTGTCCATCGTGTAAAGTTTTGAATAGCATCATACAATCGAGTCTTGTAGCTTTTTCTATTTTTGTATTCAAAATAAATTCCCATCTCTCTAAGAGTAGGTTTAAGTTTTATTAATTTATCATTGTATCTAGCTAGCACTAACCATTTTCCTTCATGTAAAGGAACATCTTCAACGGCTGTTCCAAAATAAACATCTCCCTCTTCATCTCTTGCTTTCCATTCTTTTTCTATTCTCCTATCATCTGGTATTCTACTCAAAATATTGTCAGCAATGTGTTGAACACATTTAGGAACTCTGTATGATTGTGGTAATACTATTTCTTTTGCTGGTTCATCTTGAAATCTTTTTACATCTGCTCCTGCCCAACCATAAATAGCTTGATCATCATCTCCAGCTAAGATAACATGTTTGGAGTTTTTCTTTAAAATTTCAAACATTTTCCATTGAATTGGTGATAAATCTTGTGCTTCATCAATAAAAACTACATCATATTTTGGACACAATTCGGACACAATAAATTTTTCAATCATATCTGTGAAATCTTTTAGAACATAAGATTTTTTGTAGTTATCTAATTCATCTCTTAAAATATATAATAAGTTTTGATCTAAATCTTGAGAGTACATATCCGTGTTGTATTCATCTTCAATAGGAATTTCTTTTATTCTAGCAGCGTTTATAATATTAAAGTACTCACTATCTGAATCTACAAATCCTGTCTTCTCTTCTCCATTACTATAAACAGTTACTTCAATACCTAAAGCTCTACCTATATCTTCATAGTGTTCATCTTGCATAACCTCACTTTTTTTCATTCCTAATTTCCAAAAAGCAAGAGAGTGGAGTGTTCTAAAATTTTGTAATTGCTTGTCACTTAGATGAGGATTTTGATCTAACATTCTTTCCTTAGCTTCTCCTGCTGCTTTTTTAGTAAATGCAAAATAACCAATCTTATCAATAGGGGTTCCTAATTTAAGAAAAGTTTTAGCATACTTAAGAAGCCTTGTTGTTTTCCCTGTTCCCGGAGGCCCGAGTATTTTTCTCATCATATAATATCCTTGTTATGTTTTAATTGTGTATGATGAATAGGAACGTTCTCAAATTCTTTCAAAGAAATTTTTACAACATTCTTGGTAGGGGTATTATATTTTCCTTTATCTTTAGTGGGAAATCTTTTTTGATCTAAAAATTCTATACCACAATCTTTATATGTTTTCTGCATTAAGGTACCGGTCTTGTCTTCGGTATATTTCCAATTCTTAGATTTAAGTTTATCGTAAAATTTATCAAATTTAAAATAGGCATGACCTTCTTCTATTAAAACAGTTCCTGATTTAAATCCTGCATCATTCATTGCTTTAGGACCATTAATTTTAGCATGAAGCACATCGTGTAATTTTTCTTTAGAGCTTGTTCCAATAGGAGGGTTAACTGTTTTTTGAGTTTTCCATAAAGCATCTAAAACAGTTTGATCTTCATCTCCTTTTATAATTGGTGGAGGAAACCCTGCTGCTTTTGCAATAGCATTTCTTCTTTTACGTTGATCGGTTACATGTTCTACAGATCGACAGTGAACTGTAGCTGTGCTTATTCCATCAGGTTTGATTACATCAAATTCGTATTCTGGTTCTGGATCTAGATCAATTTTCTTTAGATTAGTTAGTTCAGGATAAGTTCCTTTAGAGCCTGCTAACACACCAAATTTTTTCTTAACACATATTCCTTTTTTACAATGATCACTAATAGGACTTTGAGTACAGGTATAACCTTTTAAAGAACGTGCCCAGGATCTTACTTTAGCATTTAATACTTTATCATCCCATGCATTAGCGTGCTGTTCTGCAAAATATTTTACGGGAGCATTCTTAACTTTTTGTTTCCAGGTGTCTTCATATTTCATTTTAACAAAGACATGATAGTTGTACATAAATCTATCTTTGCCATCAAATTGAGGGTCTTTCATAATAGTAGATAATGTAGCTAAACAAGGAGGACCATCTTTAAAATCATCATCAGCTTTTTCAAATATTTTCTTGTCAATGTTATCTGTAATGTTGGTTAATTCTTCCGGATTAACTAAATTAGATTCAATTAAAGTTATAAAATGATCAAAGCTAAATTCAGTTCCGTCTATGTTTAATGCTCTTCTTTCTACTTTATTAAAATAAGGAAGATTAATAAACTGTCCTGGTCTAAGACCCCCGCTTTCTAGATCTCGGGTAAGCTGGGTCTGCTTAGGAAATATTTCTGTGTCTGGTTTTAATTTAAAAAGAGGTAAGAGATTACTTAAAAAAGATTTTAATAAAGCTGCGTCTACAAATTTTTTCATAAAAATATATAGATGAAGTCCTTTACTCTTAGATAAAATAGGTATGAGTGGTAGTTTGTATTCTTGAATTTTGTCTATGATAGCTTTCCTATCAAAGTGTTCGTAGTTAGTGGGATCAATATCAATCAATCCAAATTTAGTTTCACCGTCTTCATTACAGGGTTGTATTCCAATAGATTTTTTACCATTTAAATGATCAAAATAAATATCATCGGTAAGTTCTTGATAATTCCAGCGATAATCCCCTGGTTTTAATCGTAGCTTACCACTATCAGGATCTACATAGGCGTTCTTTATATTAGCGACACCATAGGCTCCTCGATAACCATTAAAAATCTGTATGTATTTCTTCTCCATAAATATCTTTCAGAGGGGCGAGTTAAGTCTCCCGCTCTCGCCCCTTTTTAAACGACTAATCGTTTAAACTAGAAATGAGAGTTGGACCCTTCTTTTTTCGGCTTCTCTTCACCATGTTTTACTTTAACACTTCCTTTTGAAATGTTAGTCGAAAACGTTTTGGCTTGTTGATAAGCTGAACTATCTGTAACAGGTCCTACCTTACTTACTTCCCAACCAAACCAGGTGCCTTTATCGTTAGACATCTGAGTTGTTTTTAGTCGGTAAATATGGCTAAAAGATGCTGGCGTAAATAAGCCATTCTTCCCTTTTAGTTTTAAACCACTCATCATTGAATTCCATTTTCTACTAATTTTTAATTGAGTAGATTTCATAGATATCAACGCTGTTGATGGACTATCACCTAAGATAATTACAAAGTGAGATGCAGTTTTTTCAAGGTAGTTACCATTAGGTAGTCTATCTTTATAATTTGCATCCGGTTTTGTTTTAGACATAATGTCAGATGAAGATGGGTAAATCGCAATAGGTGCGCCTAAACCTTCTCCTCTATCTTTCCATTCAATGTATTCGAGTTTGTAAAAGCATGGAATAACATTAAGGCCTTCCACTCCATTATATAACTCTCCAGTCACGGAATTAAAAATCATTCCGGGTTCTGCACCTTCGACATATTTACCATCCCTTTTATTTACTTCAGGTGATAATTGTCCAAGGATTTTTAAGAAAGGTAATGCTAAGTCTTGTTGACTTATATTACCTAACCCTTGGCTTGCATCTTCTTCAAAAATATTTGAAGGAAGACCAGCCTTTGCCTTTTCTTGTACTTGGTTCATGTTTATTTGTTCCTTGTTATTTTTGTTCTGTTGCCTGTGAACAGGTTAAAAAGATCAGAAGGGACTTCTTGTCCAGATTCCAGTCGCTCTCTGACCAATGCTTTAAGTGTCATAGGTTCAACCTTTAATTTCTGAACAGGTTCGTATCCTTGACCCTTTGCAAGGGTTGCGTAAGTGCTCGCCTTGTTATCTTCGTTACGACCAAAGGCAACAGTAACCTCATTTTTAATAAGATCACCTAGGTCGTTATCGCGAAGCCATTTAAATGCTTCTTCCCTTTTCTTAACTGGGATGGAAGCACCGTAGACAGGTTTAACTTCAACTGAAGTTCCATCTGCCAATTTTAACGTAGAGATATTCATTTCCTGCATCATTGTAGGAATGATCTCTCCCGAAACTAAATCAATATTTCTTTTCAGTTCCTTCAGCTCTTCTTCTTTGCCAACTAATTGATCCTCTAAATCTTTTAGTTTAACAACTTGATCAGATAATTTATCAGACTCATTTACTGAATCCAAATCTTTTCTCTGATCCTCTTCATAATTAATACTACTCATCAATTTCTCCTTTCTCGTGTAAGTTTATTGTAATAGGATAGTATTGTCTTTCTTGTTTATCCCATTTTAATAAGTTGTATTTTCCATTCGTAATGTCAGCAGCAATAGAACAAGCAACCCCAATAATAGCAGGATCTCCTGTTAATAATAAAAAATCTTTTGGTCTATAATTTTTTAAAAGATTTCTTAATTTAAATATTAAAGGACCTGGAGAAAATATTATTTGTGAAAATTCGGGTAATAGAAATTTAAATCTTCCATACTTCGAAGCACTCATAATATTTATCTTAGGTGTTCCTGCTTTAGTACCGGGTATTTCTTGAATAACATACACAGTAGCGGGTGCATCTTTAATATCTTTATAATCTATGCTTTCTTTCATACTTGACAAATATATAGTTTATCCTATATAAGAAGTCAATAGAAAGAAGAGATTAAATTATGAACTATAAATTTAAAACGCCGCCGTATAAGCACCAAATAAAAGCTTTGGAGCTTTCTTGGGAAAAATCTTATTTTGCCTACTTCATGGAAATGGGTACAGGTAAGTCTAAAGTTTTATTAGATAATATAGCTATGCTGTATGATGCTGGTAAAATTAATGGAGCATTAATTGTAGCTCCTAAAGGAGTAATTGGAACTTGGTATAAACAAGAAATTCCAACCCATTTACCAGACCATATTGAGAATGAAACTGTGTTATGGCAATCCAATA